ATGAACAAGAAGGAATCAACCGCAGCGGTTCATGGTGCCAAGAAGGGGCGGCACGTCCAGGGCAAGTTGTCGGCCCGGTTCGTGCAGACCGTCAAGTTCCCGCCGAAGTGGCATTCCGATGGCGGCGGTCTCTACCTGCGCGTCACCAAGGAGGGGAATAAGTCTTGGGTGTTCATCTATCCCCACCCTGGTAAGCCTGGGTCGCAGCGCGAAATGGGCCTTGGGAGCTATCCGAGTGCCAGCCTCGAAGAAGCCCGCCGACTTGCAGATCGAGCGCGCCAGGAATTGCGCGACGGCATCGACCCAATCGAGAAGAAGAAGGCCACCAAACAGGCTGCAGCCACGGAGCAGGCCAAGGTGATGACCTTCGACGAATGCGCGACCGCCTACATCAAGGCGAACCGCGCCGGCTGGAAGAACGACAAGCACGCCGGACAATGGGAAACCACCCTAGCGACCTACGCCACTCCGATCATCGGTAAGCTACCCGTCGCCGACATCGACAAAGGACTGGTGCTCAAGGTGTTGGAGCCGATCTGGAAGGTGAAGGCAGAAACCGCGTCACGGCTGCGCGGCCGGATCGAGTCCGTACTGGATTGGGCGACCGCTCGGGAGTATCGCTCCGGTGACAATCCGGCCCGCTGGAAAGGCCATCTTGACAAGCTGCTGCCCAAGCGCAGCAAGATTGCCGCCGTGCAGCATCATCCGGCACTGCCCTATGCCCGCATCGGCGCCTTCATGGTTGAACTGCGGAAGCAGGCCGGCATGGGTGCCCTTGCCCTTGAGTTTGCCATCCTGACCGCTGCGCGATCCGGCGAGGTGAGAGGCGCGGCATGGAATGAAATTGATCTGGAAGCGCGCCGCTGGATCATCCCGGCCGAACGAATGAAGGCCGGCAAGGAGCACCATGTTCCGCTGTCCGATGCGGCTCTCGACCTACTCAAGCGCTTACCAGGGCTTGCGGAAAGCGAACTTGTCTTTCCTGCACCGAGAAGCGGGGTGCTGTCCGACATGACATTGACCGCCGTCTTGCGCCGCATGCAGGGCGATGATGCGCCGATCTGGACGGACACGGCCGGCGAGACGATTACCGTGCACGGCTTCCGCTCGACGTTCCGCGATTGGGCCGGCGAGACGACCGCCTACCCGCGCGAGGTTATCGAACACGCGCTGGCCCACCAATTGAGCGACAAGGCCGAGGCTGCCTATCAGCGTGGAACCTCGCTCGACAAGCGTCGCCGGCTGATGGCGGATTGGGCGACCTACTGCGCAACCGTGAAAACAGCCGAAGGCAACAACGTAGTGGCAATCGGAAAGAGCAAAGCCGCCGCCTGACGGTCTCAGGCAAAAGCGGCGGGCAAGGTGTTACCAGCACCGAACCCGCCTGACCATGTATCACTTTAAGGAGATGCACCATGGCTACCCAAGAGAATACCAGCAGCAAGCGCAAATCAACTGCCGCCAAACCCAAGAAGGTATCGAGATCGCAGGTTCTTGATAAGGCAATGGGGGCCGCTGCCACTGCATCAGCCGGCTTTGATTTTCTGAAAACCATCATCGAAGCCGTTGGCGAATTGTCTGAATCAAATCCCCGCCTGGCAAAGGGTCTTGCTGCCGCTGGATCGTACCTGGCATCCGGACATATGCATAAATCTCTGAGGTTTCAAGACTATATAGATGATGTGCAGGAAGGCGGTGCAGCATGAGCGCGCACATCGCAAGAGCACACGCCATCACCATCCCAGCGAATGCGCAGTACGATGGTTGGAGCACAGGGTCAGCCCTCTTTAAGATTTCCACCGAGCATGGGGAAATCAACATTGAAGCCGGTCGCTGTAATTCGCTGTGGTGCCGAGGCACACCCGAAGCCATCATCGGATTCGGTATGATTGAACCCGACTGGCTTCCCGGTTCACCTGGCAGATGCGCAACATCGCAAACCGTCTATTTCACGGAAGCAGGGCCGGTGCTCCCCACAGGCAGGCACAGAACAGGGAAGCGTCCGAAGGCTCCGCGGATCATTGTTCGCGCTTGGGGGTATGTGCAGAGGACTGTTGAAGTGCAGATACCCATTTCAGGCATGCAGCGTGAGGCCGTGGCAGCGCTCAAAGAGGCCGCCGAAGCTGCGGAGGAACGCAAGTCTGAAGTGATGCCCATGCAACCAATTCCTACTCGGCCGACGTACCGCGTCGACGGCAACGTTATCTACTTGGCGCCGCGCAACGAATGGAGGGCCGAACCATGCGCAGCCTGACCATCAAACCCATCGCCCCAATGGATCGCTACACCCTCGGTGGCGCTCAGTTCTGCGGCCACGAGGGGCGGCTCTACATCGTTCGTGCCGATCCCGGCAACCTCTGCACGGCGCCCATCGAATTGCACGTCGGCCATGGTTGCCAGCGCCTCACGCTCGACATGCCCATCGCCGACGCGGAGGCGCTGATTGCATGCCTGACTACCGCGATCCGCCTGCGCCGCGAAGCTGAAGCCAGGTTCAAGACCGCCGCATCCCGGCAGGCTCGGGCATACTTCGCGGACTCTGACGGGCTACTGGAGGCCGCATGACAACAAGCATCACCAGACCATGGAAAGACCGCCGCACTCCGCAGGAGAAGCAGGAAGAGGCGCTGCTGGCGGCTTTCCGGCAGCTTGAGCCCGGCGAGCGTTGTAAGCTGGTGCGTCGGGCGAAGATGCGGCGAGGCTGGCGGATCAGAGGGAATCATGCATGACCTTCGGACACTCTCGCTATCAGATATGTATGAAGCCATGAGGGCTACCAGCGGCGACGAAAGGGAGGCTGCTACCCAAGAAGTGAAGCGACGGACAAAGCTGCTCGCTGCTGAAAACAAACGGAAGCGGCAGGCACTCAAGGCCATCAAGCAGGAAATGAAGGCGGCCGGAATCAAGTGACTCAGCAAAATTGCGGAGTCCCAGCACCCCGGCTTCGGCCGGGGTTTTTCTTCCTTGAATTGCTTCCCCTTTTAGGGTAATCTTACCGCTATGGAAAAGCGTTCTCCCCATTACCTGCTTGCCAAAATTCAGGAACAGATGACATCGGTCGAGGCGATGAACCTGACGTTCTCGGCACAGGATGGCATCCGCACGGCGGGCATGGGAAAGGCGGAAGCGCTTGACGTGGTGCGGGGGCTTACTCGTGCCGAGTTTTACAAGAGCATGACCACGAACAAGGATCATCGGGTCTGGCAGGACGTGTATCACGCTGAGTGGCGCGGTAAGCCGCTCTACGTGAAGTTCCAGCAGGCCGGTGAATACTTCATCGTGTCGTTCAAGGAGTTGTGAGATGGCATCGAAATGGCATGGCAAGCAGTGCCCCCTCTGCAATGAGGGAACCCTGCGCGACGGCAAGATCAAGCGGCAGCTTGAGTATCGCGGCCGGGTCTTCGAATCTACGGTGAAGGGGGCATTCTGCAATCAATGTGCGGACGGATTCCCCGAGCACGACGATCACGAGGAAGCGGCATGGCTGGCGTTCCGCGACCGCGTGGACGCCGAAGAGATTGCCGAACTGGCGCGCATCCGCAAGAAGCTGGGCCTGACTCAGCAGGAAGCCGCCAGGCTCGCAGGCGGGGGGAAGAATGCCTTTTCCCGCTATGAGCGCGGACAGGCTAAACCCGTGGCCGCCGTGACCAATCTATTCCGTCTGCTTGACCGGCATCCTGATCTGCTGCGGGAATTGCAGGCTGGATGATCCTGACTTGGAAACTGGCGGTGGCGTGATGGCATGGCGGCTGTCATTCTGCCGGGTAATATGACGCAATACTAATGTACAGAGAGGAACCAACATCCATGAGCTTGATCATGAAGCAGTTATCCGGAATTTCCGGACAACTGCTTCCGATGGAAAGAAATATCCAAGCGCCCTGGCAACATCCTTGCCAACAAAATAACTCATTGATTCTTTTACTTCGTTAAAATTTACGAGTGCACTGGATCAACCGGCCGGCTGCTTCACCGGCCTGATTACATTCCCTGCCTTCCAGGCATCCTCAATCGCATCATGCAGCAGTGAGTCGTTGCCCAGTTTCGATGGCATGAGAGCCGCCATCTGAAACTGCGCGGCCGTCTCGTCTTTGGCGTAAATCAGCTTACCCTCATCGGGCGGTAGCGGCTTCAAGGCAGTCAGGATGATGATGAAATCGCACTCGTCACGCGCCTGGGCAAGTTCGCGGGTGTAGCGTTCCCGCTCTTCATCTGTCGCGCCTTCTTGCGGTTCAGCCAGTTTGCGGACAATCTTCGGCGGCTTCGGCAGGCTGGTTGCTTCCAGCTTCGCCAGGCGGCGTTCAATTGGCGTCATGGTGCATTCCCTCCTTTGAGTGCTTCCAGCGCTTCCAGGCGCTTCATGATCTCCGACGACTCGATGGCCTTGCGCCGATGCTCAACCAGCCCGGCCAGCGCATCACCTTGACTCGGCAGCAATTCACCACTGGCCACCGCCTTCATGATCGCGGCCTGAGCCTCGGCACAGCCTGCAGCATCGGCAATCGGCGGCAGGTCGATCTGCAAGCGATCCTCTCGAACCGGTGGGATGATGCGGTCGACGCAGATGCGCAGCGCCTGCACGTCGCCGGCCAGGGCCAGATTAATCGCCTGCTTCGCCAACTTGTCGGCGTGCGCCTCGAACAGCGAGCGCAGCGCAACACGCTTGTCCTTGATGCCCTTGGGCCGCCCGCTCGGGTTACCCGATGATCCTGGTTTGAATTTCGCCATGCTGCTCTTTTCCTGCTCCGATCAGGTCGCCGGCTGGTCACGCCTCATCGCATATTCTTCCAGTGCCAATATCTGGCCGCGTGCCTTGTCCCTGGCGACATTTCTTTTTATCTCTAGGCTGAAGTCCTCAGGGTTCGCAAATGCCGACTGACCAGTGACTGCGTAGCCATTGCGCAACTTCAGACAACACACAGTGATTCCCGTGCCAGGGAAGGCGTGATATTGCTCTTCGAGAATCGCGGCATCGATTATTTCCTGCGTCATGCGCGCCTTCTCACTACTTTCCTGCTCTATCTGGCGTTCGTCCATTGTGTTCTCTCCTTCATGCTTTAGTTGATGAATCACTACTCCGATCAAGCTACCAGCCGATCCAGCCCGATAATCCTACGCATCACCAACACGTCGGCATCGGTCACGCCGAGCGCGGCCCGGTAGCGCTTCTGAAACGTCTCGTCCGTCTCGCGTAGCTGGCGCATCACCGTCACGTCGCTGTCGCGTCCCTTGACGGTCTCGGTGCCGTCGCAGTCCTTCTCGGAAAGCGCGAAGATGTAGCGCATCGGTGCCTTCACTCTTTTCTCAAGCGCCACCAGGCGGCGTTCCAGTGTCGCGCTCATGCCATGACCCCCGTTATGTACGATTCAAGCCTGCCCACCGTCAGCGGACCAACATCGTAGGCTGTCGCCAGATCGTAGGCTTCGCGCAGTTGCGGGTCAGTGATACCAGCCTCGGCCCAGCGAATCAGGCGATGATCGGCGGCATAGATCGGCGCCTTCCTGCCCTTCGCTTCTTCCCACTTGCGAAGCCGTGAGGCAATGACCTCGGCCCGGTTGCGATCCGGCTGGATGACCTCGACCGGCCCGGGTAGCGCCCAAGTCCAGCCCGAGGCGAATCCCGCCTTCTCCTTGATGACGCCCATCTGCTCGGCCGCTCGCTGCATCGTCGGCGCGTTCAGGTTGTCGCCTTCGGCAGCGGCAAGGATTGCTGACGCATCGAGGGCGCCGTCCTTCAGCAGATCGGACAGCAACGCAACAGCGCGGTCTATCTCGCTCATGCTGGCTGCCACTCGATACCAGCGTTATCCAGTTCCGCACGGGCGGCCAGTATTTCCCGGCGCTGGGTGCAGTCATGGGGCTTTGGGTCCTGGCGCGCAAGTTCGATCAACTCCGGCGTCTTGTCCTTCGGCATCGGACGCGGCGACGGCAGGCGGGTAGCAGGCACAGCAGCAGCCGGCGTCAGTGCTTCCAGTTCGGCATCGCGTATCAGTTCGACCTCGCCGCCGACAATCAGGCCGATACGGTCAGCCAGAGCAACCGGGCTGCGGTAGAGGATGACGCACTCGCCGAAGCCTGGAATACTGGCACGAGTCAGGGCGGTTCGCGGGAAATGGCGCAGCAAGGCGGCCGGCGTGTAGAGGTAGGCAGCAAAGTCCCGGCCGGCGTTCGCGGTCTCAGGGGCGAGCATCTTCGCCAAATCGTGGTGAATCGGTGCCCAGCCGGTTGAGGCGAGTTGATTGGTGATGAATTGCTTTGCGTCCATGGTGATTCTCCTTTGTCGGTTCAGACTGCGCTTTTCACGTCGTCGGCACCAAAAGAAAACGCCCGAAGAGCTTTGGGAGGGCGGGCCTCTGGCGGAGGCAATCGGCGCTTGCTACCAGACAGCATTCCGATTACAGCCGCCCTTCCAAAACAGTCCGGGCGTTTCATCTGGTAGGTTAGCGCCGGTTGCCACACCGACGAGCGAAGTTTGCGACGCATGGCCCGAGGCGCTATCACTCGGCGCCCTCATTTATTGCCTTCTGCGCCTTCTTCGATTCCAGCACCGCCGCCTTCATCAGAGAGTTGCGTTCAACGGTCAGCGCGTCCAGCTTCTGGCGCTTCTCGGCGGGTGTCAGGGCTTCATCACGGCGCACGGCCTGCATGTCTCGGTTGATCGCGCTCAGGTTCTTCTGCGCGCGTTCGAGCGGCTTCGCTTCGCCGACCAGCGGGCTTTTCTCTTTCTCGTCGGCGAACTGCGGCAGGCCCAGCTCATCCAGTTCCTTGAGCGTGCCGCGCAGGCGGCGGGCTTCCTGCAGGATGTCGTAAAACTCGCGTTCGTACTTCGTGCTTTTTGCCGGCTGACTCGCGTAGAACCGCCTGACGACGGGCAACTCATCGGCGCGCTTCTCGGGCAGCTTGTCGCCGTGGAAGGCTTGATCGGTGAGCATCAGGCCATACAAGCCCCAGGTGTTGAGGTAGCCACGCAGTAGCGCCTCAGATCTGGCGGGATTGACCTGCGCCCATTCAGGCATGTCCTTTGTTGCCATTCCCAGCGCCTTGAATGTCTCACTGGTGCCAGGCTTACTACGCAGGAAAGGCTGCACGTTTTCCATTCCAGGGGTCTCGATAGGTGCCGTGGTGAAGATGTTCTTATTCGTGGCCTGCTCATACAGCGGAGCAATGAACTGCGGCATCAGATTGACATGAAAAGTGTTGCCGAGGATTCGAGCAAAGTCCTTGCCCAGACCCTCAATGTTTTCCTTCATCAGCTTCTCGGTCGAGCGTTCGGCCATCGAGGCGACACTACCTATTTCCCATATTTTTGGGTATCTGAAGTGATGCTCGCCGACGAAGATATGCCAGTTCGCGTCCCTGTCCCAATCCTGCAGATCGGCGTAACGCGGATCGTCCCGGTTCAACATGTAGAGGGCAGCGGACATGCCGGCGATAGCGGCCGTCTTCGTGGCGATGGCCCCTTTGTTCGGATCATGGGCGACGCCACGCCCCAGCCTGTCCCATGAAACCGTTGCCGCCTTGAGGAACATCACGGTGTCGTAGAGGAAGCCGATGGTCTTGTTGTCGCCCCGCATGGCGAAGTCGGTCGAAACCTCGCGGCCGAGGTAAGCGGCATGCCGGGGATGCTCGCCGCGCTGGATGGCACGGCTGTATTCGCCCAGGCGGGTACTCATTTCGAAGGCATCGCCCAGCGTCTCGACGGCGTTGAGTAGCTTTTCAGGGATATCAAGGACGGTCTTCACGTCTATGCCCTGACTCCGGTAGAAGCGGTGCAGCTTCGCCCGTACCGCGCCCTCGTCGAGGTAGATCGAGGGCAGGCCGCCACCGTTGGCGATGAAGTCCTTGTAGATCGGATCGTTCGCCATCCGCAGGCGCATACCTTGCAGGCTGTCGATGATCGGCCGGAAGCCGGCGCGGGACATGACGGCACCCATTAAGGTGTCTCTTGCCATGTTCGCCAGCCAGAAGTCAGGCGTCAGGGTGATGGATGCCTGCCCGATCCGCTTCGGCGCTCCCAGCATGCGAACCAGCCAATTCTGAACCGGCCGATCGATGGCCAACAGGGAACGGTAAAGAATCGGATCACCGACTTCGTACCAGGTCGGCTTGCCATTGCGTAGCACGGCCACCACGTTGTTTCCGGCTGGGGGCTGGCCGTGCACCAGGAACTCGAAGAAGGCTGGCGCGTCGCCATCAATGGCAATGCCGTATTTCTTCATCAGGGCCTCGATTACCTGATCGCCACCCACCTTGATAATTTTCTCGCCGGGTTCGATCTGCACCATCCACTTGCCGGCCTTGGTGCTCTCGGCCAGGTCGGCCACCTTGAGGCGCGCTTCGTTCTTCGCGGCCTTGTCGAGCAGCATCGCAGCATTGCCAATCATGTTGCCGAGCACGTCCTTGATGTTCGTGGTGCCGCCAGTCAATGCCTGAATACCGGACCAATCGCCCGGCTTGCCCTTGATGCCTCCCGGCTGCTCGACACGATGGAAGGGCAGGTATTGCGTGCGCTTCCAGAGTCGCCGGGCTTCGGGGTTGATGACGCCCTGCGCTTCGGCGAAGTCGAGAATGCCGCGGTTCCATTCCTGATACTCACGGAATGCCTGCTCGCGCTCTGGGGTGCGCAGCCGAAGCATTGCGTCAACCTCGGGCGTCTTGAACAAGTGCTCCCGCCCCTGTGCCTGCAGTTCTCTGGCAGAGCGGCCAACGAAGTAGAGCAAGGCATCTTCGATGTTCTTCGATACGGGCTGCAGGATCTCTTCTAAGCCTTTTCCAGCGAACTTGTAGGAACTGTCCGCCTGCTTGACGGGATAGCCAAAGCGCACAGCACCATCGGCAATCGAGGCCGAGGCACGCGATAGGCGAGCAGACTCGTAGGGGCCATTCGGGGCGATCTTGCCGAGCATCGACCGCTCCATGTTGTAAATGCCGTGCAAATCATCGACCGTCGCCTGGCGGAACTTGTCCAAAAATCTGTCCAGGTACTCCCGCAGCGGGGTTTCGGTACCGATCTTCGAGCGTGCCCGGTTCAGTGCATCCTGACCAAACCATCCCGTCATGTCTGCCTGCGCCTTGCGTAGTGGCTTGCCGTATTCGTGGCTGTTAGCAAAGTCCTCGATGAAGGCATGCACCATGGGCGCCTTGGCTTCCAGCGTTTCCGGCTGCGTTAGCCAGAGCCGCACGCCTTCTGCCCATCCCTCGCGGACGTTATTCTGGTCGTAACTAACGGACTTCAATTCGGCATTCAGCGCCTTATTCGTGCTCCATGCCTTCTTGAGCTCTGGCACACGAAAGTCTATAAGGTGCGCAATTTCATGACCTGCTACCTCGATATCGTTAGCGTGCTTGGTTCTGACTTCCTCGATCTTCGGCCGGAAGTAGCCGAGCTTCTTATCGCCCTTGATCCTGCCTTCATAAACGGTGGTGCCGATGGCCGAAGCGAATTCACTGATGATGTGCTCGCGGCGCTTCGGTGCCGGTAGGTCGGTTACCGATGCGGCCTTGCTGACGGCCGGGCGGGCTTGATCCACCAGGGGGACGTAATTCGCGCCAGGTGCCCAGGAGTTGAGGACTTCGGGGGTGTCCTGAGTTTTAAGGAGACCGTCACCATGCAAGTCCCTGATTCTTTCGGAAAAGCCAATTTTGGCCTGACCGTCGGGGGAACCTGCTATTTCTGGCACATTCGAGAAATCACCGGCTTCCCGGGTATTTGAAAACTCGGCGCTGGCAGGACGGCTCTCGTCAGGAACGCGCACCAGTACCGGCTTGCGCATGCCGTCGATAGCAGCAGGATCAAGGCCGAGGGCTGGCGCCTGTTCGCGCAGGGTCTGCCGGTAGGCTTCGGCCTTGGCACCGTTTGCCTGATAGATTCGCTGGATCGCTTCTGCGCGCTTCTGGCCAGCCTCCACTGTGCCGTCGCGGCCGACTATCGGGGCGCCATCGCCATCATCCAAAGCAGCAACGAGGCGTTGCGGGTCGAACTCGCCGACGATCTCCTGCGTTGCCTTCTCTCTGGCGTACCAATCTGGCCGGGCGTACTTGTCGGCCGGCTTCAGGTCGCGGGCTTCGACTAGCGCATAGCGCGCGCTTCTCGGCTGCGTAAATCCATCGGCGCCAGCAGAAAGCGCTCCGGCGTAACCTTGTGGACTGTCAAGCGGCTGTAGATCGTCAGATAGGGCACGCCTGACCGCTTCGCCGCTTCCGGCAACGTCATTCGCTTGCCGTCCACGATCTGCCAGTGGATACGCGGTTGTCGCTGTATCTGCGTTTTCCACGGCGTCCAGGCGACGTTCCCCGGCTCGAAGTCCTTCGATACGTCCTTCCGGCCCAGCCAGTACCCCGGCGCCGGCCTCTGGCCCACGTCCTGCAGGATGCTCTGGAAGCTCGCCGCCCACGCCGGGCATACCTTGATCCCCTTGGCGCCGTTCCATCGCCATCCGTGGCTGTTCGGGTTGTTGCAGCGGGTTTTGATCTGCATCCAGATTCGATACTCGGCTGGGTGTGCCTTCCTGAGCGACATGGCGTACCTCGTCGATTGGCGTGAATTTGAATTCGCTGGCGGCCGGCTCCGGCGTTGTCGCCTTCGGCACTTCTGCTGCTGCACGTTCCTGCAGCTTCGCCCGCCCGGCACGCGCGGCAGGGAATGCCACCATCGGCAGAACGCCCTCGATCATCGTGTGCGCTGCCGTCGCCGCACCAGGGCTACCGGTCGCGTCCTGCGTCTGGTTGCCGGCCCACGTTGCCGCCTCGTGCAATCTTTCAAACGGATACATAACCGCCTGCGTCGCGGCCTGGCCCATTTCGCCGCGCGGTTGATAGATCAACGCATCGCCAACTGTGTGCACCACGTCGGCGCCGGTTCGATCTGTCAAGCCCATGGCGTTCCCGGCTGCCGTTGCGAGACCAGCGAGACCGGCAACCGGCATCGCTACGCCCGTCGTCGCGAGGTTGATCGCCGTCTCGCCGATGGCGGTCAGCGGGTTGTTGAGAGCGACATTGCGCAGTGTTGAGGGGCGCTCGGGTTCCAGCGGCGTGAAGATGAATTCGCCCTTGTCGCCTTCGTCGGATAACGGCGTGAAGCGGAATTCAGGAGCTTCCGGCTCGCGCTCCAGTGGCGTGAATCTGAATCCGCTCATCGTGCCGCCCCGTAGAAGCCGACGTGCTTTCCGTTCTTGTCGAGCACCTTGAAGCCCTTGCCCAGTATCTGCGCGCCGAGCGTGTAGCCGGCCATGTTCGGATCTGCGGACAGTGCAGCCTGTGCACGCTGAATCGGTGTGCCGGCTGGCTTGCCGCTTGTGGCCGACGACGGAACCGCGTTACCTGCAACATCGGCAAGGTCGGTGTATCGGCGTTTTGCACCGTCTGCCGCCCCTGATTCCGCTTGTCGAACCAGGGATCGTCACCAATCAGGCGGCGACGATATAGCTTCGCGGCCTGGGCAATGGCGGGATTGAAGTCCCTATTCTCGCGCCCATTCTGCATGGTTGTTGTACTGCGCTTGTCTATCTCTTCATCGGACAATCCGCTAAGCATCTCACGCGCCGCCGCGATTTCTTCGTTCGCCCGTTGCTGCGATAGCGTCAGCCCACCACTCGGCCGTTCCTTGTCCCAGGCGAGACGATCCCGCTGCACGGCCAGCGTTCCGGCGTGGCGGCGGTCCGCACCGCCCTGGTTGACCTTGGCGGCCTCAAGCGTCGTAGCGTTATTCCCTGCGGCGATCTTCTCGCGGCTGCGCTGTTCGGCCAGCTTCGCTTGCTGTTCGGCCACGCCTTTGATGGCTTGGTCATAGCGGGCAGGATTCAGCCACTTCATTTTCTCGACCATGCCCATGTCATACAACTTGAGCACTTCGCCGCGGGTCAAGGGCGGGCTGGATTCAACCAGTTTGCCGGTTGTATCGTAGCGATCCAAGATCGACGCCTTTCCGTCCTCGGTAGCGCGCTGCTTGAGCGTGTACCCGTCCGCTGCCCAGCCTTGGTTGCTGTTGTATTCGCTCAACCCCTCCATGAAGGGAGCGAAGTCGCCTTGCTGAATCTTCCCGCGATTGTCGCGCCAGCCCAGCAGGTGTTCGCGCAACTTAGCATCGTCGTCTTCTGCGGTTTTGAGCTTTTGAGTTTGCAGGCCCCAGTGCGCGATCTGCGCAGCGTGCGATTGCTTTTTCATATCATGCTCTTCGAGAGTCAGCGCGTCCAACTTTTGTTGCCGCGCTTCCGCTTTGCGCTGCTGGTCCATCTGGTTCATCATCGGCGCGGCTTGGTAGATGCCGGTTCCAATGGTGGCGAGAAAGTTGTTCATGATTTGACTCCTCGGGTAGTAGCGATGCCGTTTTCGTCGGCTTCGTCGTTGGTCAGAATCCAGCGGTGTTCTGGGGATAGCCCCACGATGCCTTTCTCGTGCAACTCGGTAAGGGCGGCGATAGCCTTGTCGAGCCAGTCAAGTAGCAGACGTTCATGCTCCGCCGGATCAGGCGAGCACCCATCGCGGATGATGTTGCCGGCATCGTTGAGGATTGCGAAGAACTGCCGACCGAGCACGGCGACGGCTTGTTGCGGAATGACGTACTCGCCAGCAGAGAGTCTCGCTTTGCCCGTCAGCACCCGTGACAGATCGACGAGGCGATCCAGCCGCTCGGCGCCGACGAGGCGGGCGGACTCGGCATTGACGACGAAGGCACCGTACGGGATGGTGGTGTGAATGCTGTCGCTCCTGCTATCGCCCGGCCCGATGAGAAGACCTCCGGCCGACACGTCGAGGCGGTTGTCTGGTGTGGTGTGATGTCCGTCGAGAATTCTCATCATGCTGCTCTGCGAAGTGGTTGATGTTGGGCATCATCCGGGTGCAGTGGGACACTTGCCGGCTGATGTCCCAAACTTTTTTTGATGCGGCTGTATCTTTTTCGGAATGCCCCGTAGCCAATGTCCTGGAGTTCGGCGCCTGGGTGCGGCTCGAACGCCAGCGTGTCGGTCATGCCGTCGTAACTGGCCAGCGCCTTATCATCGATCTGCGGGGATGATGCGCGCCTGCAGAACTCCGCCCACAGCATTGATGGTGCAAATCTTGGGTAGCGGGCGATTGAGGTACGCAGCAGCGCGTCGAGGGCATCGCCACCGCTGCGATTGCGCGCCCGTTCGGCCTGCCGTTGCGATTCGAGGACGACGAAGGCGGCCGGGTAGAACAAATGCCACGCCTCAGCCTCTCTCGCCGCCGTGGCGATCAATGCCTGTGAAGCCGTCCCGATATTGCCTGCGGGAGACATGCCAAACGAAGCAAGGAAAGCCGCCAGCGCGTTTTCGGCAAGCGGGCTACCGTCACCCTTACCTGTGAGGGTAAAAAGCGCCTGTGCGGCTTTTTCGACGGCCTGCGCGTTGAATCCGCTCAGCCGTGCGGCGATGGCGGCATCGAGGTCGGCGCGGGTTATTGCTCGCATATCGCATCTACCACGATGGTGACGGCATCGGCCGGCAGCGGCGGGGGCGGCTCACCAGCGCCGAAGGCAATCAGGCTTTCAGCATCCCAGCAGTCACCGCCGAGTTGATCGGCAATCAACAACAAGGTAGCCGCAACCGTTGCTGGCGATGCGCCATCGCGCAAACACGCAGCCATTTCCGCCAAGTTGCAGCGTTGAACTTGAACCGCGCGTGAGAGGTCGAGCGCAATGAAATCAGGCACAAGCATTGCCGCCTCCCTCGAAAGTCGGCGCTGGCACGACGGCACGCCAACGGCGGAAACTCGGGTTGCGCGGGTCATGCAGGCGCTGCACCAGTCCATGTGCTTCCAGGTATTTCAGCGCCCAACTGCACATGCCGCGCGAAATCGCGAGGTTGATCCGCAACTGGCCGTGCTCGAGGTGATGAGGATGCACGCGGCGCAGTTCGGCGAGGACACGGTCGGTAGCGCTGCCCGCCCGGATGCCGCGGGGGAAAGGGTTCAGCGGCCAGGGCGGGCGCTCGGCTTCGGCCTTGGCCTGTGCGGCGGATGCGCTGGCGGACAGCAGTTGCTGGAACAGGCTGGGCACGGTCATACACTGCCCCCCACCAGATTGCGCAGCACGTCATCCGCTCCGCTCCTGTCCATCGCTTCGTCCTCGTGCATCCAGTGCAGGACGGCAATGGCTTCATCCTTTGATCTGGCGCGAATCTGACTCAACAGAAGAAAGAGGAAGTCACGGCGCACCCATTCCTCGTGCAAACCGTCGCCAGCGTCGCGCGATACGGCATGACGAAGCTGATACAGATCGCGCCAGTAGGCGGATTCGTGTAGGCAGTCGGAAAGCGTATGCGGCAGATAGTCGGGGTGCGCCCTGAAAGCCTCGATCACCTTCGGCGTGAGATCAGGAAGGCCGTTTTTGTTTACGTACTTGATCCCGGCAAGCGCGTCGACAAGGAAGTCCTCGGCGGGCGTGTTGGTGAATACGGCTGTTTCACTGCCGAATCTGGCAAAGGCTTCATAGGCCAACGTGTTGCGCCTGGTGGCGCGTGCGGCTTTTTCCTCAAGCTCTCCGAATCCGATTGTTGCGAAGGCTATCCCGAAGGCATCTCCGGGGCTTTTGGCCTTCGACATGAGGAAATCACCGTGACGTTTCTCAAGATCCTTGATTGGCGTCTTGATCCGCTTGCGGGCTTCCATCGCTTTTTCGATTAGAGCCGGCTGTCCGGTTGAAACAACCTGTTGCAACCATAGGATCGCGTCCACCTCGGTGTCGCCGGTAACGATCTGCTGCGGCGGTAGCTCTGGAACCGACAGCGCCGTCGATTCGCTCTCCCTGATCGGCGGCAAGGTGAAGAAAGTGCGGTGGATGAGGTTGTCGCGGAATTGGCCCGACCTGGAACAGATCGTTTTAACGGTACCAATGGGCACGCCGGTAAGCTGGGCGACTTTTGAAAGTGAATGACGTTGGCGGAGTTTAAGTACATCCGCCTTGGTTTTAGGTGAAACGGTGGGTTTCATGGTGCCTCCTGGGCGAGGTTGCGAATCACGTCGGTCGCATTGGTAGCGATGAAGGCGATACCGCCTGCAGCGCGAACTCGGTCGAGAAAAAGCCGTTGGGCATCGCTGGCCCTGCCGCCGGGTGCCTTGACCTCGACAGCCAGGAAGCGGCCGTCTCGAAGCTGTCCAAGAACGTCAGAGCAGCCGGGCCAGCCGAAGCGGACGAAGCGCTTGCCATCGCGAAATGCACCGCTGTTCTGCCGCTCGCACCAAGCAACGGCCGGATGGCCGCGTAGGGTTTTGATGACCTCAACCAGGCAGGCAGCCTCGGGACGGCTGTTCTTCCTTGGCTTCGCTGGCTGCGGCATGGGTGCGCCTGAGTAGAACGCCAGCGCCACCTGAATCGCGCGGCGCGGGCTACGCATCGAATCCCCCCCTGCGCTTCGCCGACCTGGCTTCGCGTGCGCGGGCTGCGATCTCGGCGACGGCTGCGCGATCAGCATCACGGAAGCGGCTGAACTCCGGCTGGAATATCAGCTTAACGTCGCCTACTGCACCCATGCGGTTTTTCTTGACCAGGCACTCGGCGATGCCTTTCCAGGGCGAATCTGGGTTGTAGTAATCGTCCCGGTACAGCATCAGCACCATGTCGGCGTCCTGCTCGATTGCGCCAGATTCGCGCAGGTCGGACAACATCGGGCGCTTGTCGCTGCGTTCCTCGACTTTGCGCGACAACTGCGACAGGACGATGACCGGGACGGCCAGATTGCGCGCCATCAGCTTGAGGCCGCGCGTGATGGCCGATAATTCCTCGTTCCGAGTGTTGCCCTGGCCGCTCATCAGTTGCAGGTAATCGATGACGATCAGGCCCAGGCCATCCTTGCGCTTCTGTCGCCGAGCACGGGCGTGCATCTGTGCGACTGACAGGCTGGCGCTCTGATCGATTACCAATGGCGCATCGTGAAGCTTGCCAAGGGCGGCGGTAACGCGATCCCAGTCCTCGTCACCCATCCGGCCGGAGGCGAGTTTGGTCGTATCGATGCCGCCCAGGCTGGACAGCGAGCGCTGCGCCAGTTGTTCGTCGCTCATCTCCAGCGAAAAGATCAGCGTCGGCGTGCCAGCCGTGGCGACGTTTTCTGCGATGTTGAGCGCGAAGGCCGATTTGCCCATCGACGGGCGGCCGGCAATGATGATGAGGTCGCCAGGCTTGAGGCCGTCGAGCATGCGGTCGACGTCGGCGAAGCCGGTCGGCAGGCCGGAGATATCGCCGCCTCGATTCATGCGTTCCTCGATGCTGTTGACGACTTTTCCGAGAATCGCGGTCATGCCGCGCGGCTCGTCGCGGCTGCTGCCATGCTCCGCAAGGGCCATGAGCTTGCCGGTCGCCGCATCGATGCGCTCGGATGCTGGCGTCGTTCCGTACTGCCAGCCCAACTCCTGAATCTCGCCAGCCACGAGGATCAAGGCGCGAAGCCTGGCCTTTTCGGCAACGGTCTGCGCATATCCGCGAATGTTTGCAGCGCTCGGTGTCGCGTTGGCGATCTCGCCGAGGTAGGCGATGCCTCCGGTCTGTTCGGCCTGGTTGGCAGCTTCGAGCGAGTCGGCGACAGTCACGACGTCGACCGGCTTACCAGTCTCGATCAGCTTGCGGATGTGCGCGAAGATGCGGCGATGGTCGTCACGATAGAAGTCGACATCGGTCACAACGTCGGCGATCCGATCCCAGGCCGCTTCTCCGCCGATAAGCAGGCCACCAAGCAGAGACTGTTCTGATTCAACTGAATGCGGCGGCAAGCGAATGTCGGGGGCGTTCATGCGGCCTCCCTGTTCTCGAACTTGCCCTCAACGATCTTCACGAAGTTGTCCGACGTGACGATCCACTCCAGGTCAATCTCGAATGGCGCTCTTCCTGACGTGTTGGTGCGGCCAGTCAGAAAATCCGATCCGGCGATGTAAGCGAAGAACTTCCGCCACCAGTCCAGTGACTGGCGTTTCTTGTCTTCACGCCAGCGGGCGCGCAGCTTTGTCCGTCTGGCTTCGCTCCAGACTTTGACTTGCCGGCCCATGGGTAGAAGCTCATGGTAGGCAGCGATGATCTGCTCATGAGGGCAGGAATCGGATTCAGCCTTGCCTGCCTGCTGCGAGTCACCAGCCAGCGGCTGGGGGCAAGAGCTTTTAAACTGCTCCTGCTCCTGCTCCTGCTCCGGATAAGGCATAGCCTTCGCGAAGGCTTCCGGTAAGGCTTTCGCAAAGGCTTCCCCCAAGCCTTCCGCAAAGGCTTTCGCCCGCTCAACCACGCGGGTTTTCAAGGAACACTCGGGCAACAGATCAAGCGCCCCAAGCCATGCCTTGATGACGTTCGGCGACTCGGGCGGGTTGTACCGGATGAAGTTTGGCAGGGCGATCATGCTGGCCTTCTGATCATGCTCTGCCATACCCTTCGACAAGGCTTCCCGAAAGGCTTCCCGGAAGGCTTCCGGCGTCCATCCAAGCTCTTCACCGAGGCCGCCAGGTGTTGCCCTTATGGCGCCGAGACTCGTCATGTGCGGATGGGTCAGCAGGAATAGGAACGCGAGCTTCCCGGCATCCGTCAACGAACGGAACTTCTCGTCGTTCCAAATTCGCGGATCGATCTTTCGATAGCGGGCCATATCAAAGCCATCCCGCAACACGACGGCCAAGCGCCTGCAGGCGAAGGCTATCGGCGCGACGCTGCTCGTGCCCGCTGATGCGACGATGCCAGGTCAGGCAGGTGATGCAGATCGAAGCACCCGGACGGCAATAGCAAGGTCGCTCCATCGGGACATGCCGAGTACCATTGCCCTTGTCGATTCCCCTTTCGACTGCTGTTTCACCCAGCGCCTGGCCCCCACAGCCAGGCGTTTTCACGTCAAGAGGTTGCAACATGACCAACCTCCTTGTTCTGGCGGCGCTTTTGGGCACTCAAGGCAGCCGCTTGATCCGCCTTGCGCTTGAGGGGTGCTGCAAGTTCATCCTCGCGCTGTGCGGCTTTCTCGGATTGCTCGATCAGCCAGGCGGCAATATCGGTGCTCTTCCAGCGCCGAGACTGCGCGCCGATAAGATCGCCGGCCGGAAACTCACCGAGACGGATCAGTTCATCCTAAAAATCTCAGTTGCCCGCATGTAA